GGTATCGCAAGGGCCGGCAAAGACACGCTGGCGGATTGTTTGACAAGCACAAAGTACGACATAAAAGTGTCGTTGGCTGCACCACTTAAACTCGGGGTTGCTACTATGCTGGACATACCACTGGTGTGGACCAACAGCGACGACATAAAAGAGCAGCAGCTTCCGGGGTTTAACTTTACGTTGCGCCGGGCTATGCAAACATTGGGCACCGAATGGGGCCGGGCGTTGGACAGAAACTTGTGGGTGGACATCGCCAACAAGAAATACCGACAGCACGTAGAACTAATGCGCGCGCTTAAAGTCGTTGACAGTTTGTTTGTAGTGCCGGACGTGCGGTTTGATAACGAAGCTGACTGGATACTGGCTAACGGGGGTGAAGTCATTCGCGTGGTACGGGACGTAGAAAACCCAGTCGAATCGCACGCTAGCGAAGCCGGGGTATCAGACAACCTAGTAACGCAAATCATACATAACAACGGTACCAAAGAAGAGTTTATGTACCGGGCCAAAGAGCTACGAAAAGAACTGATAGAGCAGGAGCAAGTATGGACAGAAATGGCGGAAAGCCTAAACCTACATACCAAATCAAACCCCTAACCAAAACAGAGTATTTGCGGAAGCTTGTACGCGAAATCATTACTGGGGTTGGGGACCAAGAGTTTACCGTGGCGCATGTCGTACGGTTCGTCAAAGACGAGGTAACCACGGGTTGTCCGTTCGGCCCCATATCGTCGTCTTTGCTATACCGGGTTGTGTCGCAAGAGATAAACGGCATGTACGACAATGCCGAATTGGAACGGTATGTAGGCGGCCCCCCGTGGGTCTATGTACGCTCTAAATAAAGGAGTTTATGGGGGTGAAACAGCAGGTAAATTGTAAACAGTCTGAAAAACAGCAGGTAAATTGTAAACAGTCTGAAAAACAGCAGGTAAGTTGTTATGGCAAGCTCAGGAAAGCGCAAAGGATCGGTAAAGACTGTGGAATGGTGGGATCACTTACGCGACAGGAAGCGCGACCAGAACAAGCTAGTGCGGCAGGACGGTAAGAAGCAGATTGAACAGGAGAAAGAGTGATGAGCGACATAATTAAACTTGCCGACGCTGCAAACTCAGGAGCGTACCGAAGCCCCGAGCAAATGCTTATTGAGGCGTTAGAAGAAGTGAGGTCTGGCGCATGGTCTGGAAACAAGAAAATGCTAATTCTGACCGTCGATGAAGAGGACAATCAGTACAGTGTAAATTTTATGCAAGCTGGGATGAGAATGACACAGTGCATATCTCTTTGCGAAGTTGGAAAAATTTTGTTTTTAACTGAAATGAATTATACGAGGTCTGGATACGGCGATGAGTAAGTGTGCAAGATGTGGAAGCTATGCGATTAATCATCACAAACACGGCAGGGATGGTTCTGACCCTGATCTGTGCGATGTGTGTTTTTGGAGAGGCAGAGCAGACTTAGCTGACACCGAGCAGTCTGGCAAGGTGGGTGTGTCGAGGGAGTGTATTTGGACAAGAGATGTCGGTGAGGATAGCTGGGAAACTCAATGCGGAGATGTTTTTATCTTCATTGAAGGCGGCCCAAAAGAAAATAATTTCTCCTTTTGCCACAAGTGCGGTGGAAAACTTATTGAACAAGCCCTATCCGGGCAGGGAGACAACAATGACTAACGCAGACGTACCGGCGTATCCTGTTTCGGGATCGCAACGTGGATGGAAGGCAATGACTAACGCAGATGTACCGGCTTATCCGGTGAGCCATTTAGAGCAAAATGGCAGCCGGGGACTCAGCAAGCGCGAGACCGCAATACTGATGGCGATGCAGGGACTTTGTGCCAGACCCGGGTCAGAAGAAATTTGTGCCGCCCATACTGCTGAAATTGCAATAGCCATAGCAGACGCCACACTGGCGGCGATGGAAAACCCCAATGACTGACACACAGAATCTGGCGCAGAAGGTTGATAACGCAATCAGGGACACAGAGGCATTTGAGTATGCAATTAGTCAGCATGAAATCAAAGGTCTGGTCGAGTTACTAAAACAGTCCAGAGACGCGCTGCCGGTTTGGGTGTCGGTGGAGGATGGGTTGCCGAAACCAAACCAAAAAGTGATTTATTATTCTGAGTTTGTGGGGGTGTGGCCGGGGCGATACTTGGGTGACGGTACTAGCGATATATTTGGTACCCACTGGATGCCCCTGCCCCCACCACCGGAGACTGACTAATGAAAGAAATTACTATTGAACTATATTGTGATGGATGGTGTGTTGAAGTTGATGGTGAGCGATTCCGTTGGGATCATAACGACGAAGACTTAGGCACTGAAGCATTACAAAGTCTACTAGAGCATCTGGGCTACACGGTAACTATTGAAGCGGTTTACTAAAGGATCGGTAATGACTAATGGCAAGCAGCAGCAAGCGCAAAGGATCGGTAAAGACTGTGGAATAGTGAAAAGACATTGCGAAGTGAAGGTGGTGAAGTGAAAAAACGTATCCACGTAAACCAGCACAACATACGCTACAACGCGAAATACCCCGAAGACCACAAGCCCGTACTGACGGTTAAGACATACAAAGAAAACATTAAGTGTGACCGCGTGTTTATAGACGGGCCGAGTGAGGTAGTGTACCAACCGGACAAGCCGCTTTCTTGTGGGGCGAAGGTATGGGTAGAGACCGAAGCAGACGTAGTTATAGTATCATAGGAGAACGGGATGGACCTGATAACAGTAGATTTTGAAACCTACTACGATAAACAATTTTCCCTAAGCAAAATAACAACGGAGCAGTACATCCGTAGTCCGGACTTTGAGGTAATAGGCGTAGGCGTAAAAGTCAACGATGGGGAAACCCGGTGGATAACCGGTACACACGAACAACTAAAAAGGACACTGCATAATAGGTATGACTTCGAGAATGCTGCTGTACTTGCTCACAACACTATGTTTGATGGGGCTATTCTTAGTTGGGTTTTTGACATTCACCCTCGTGTACTCTTTGACACACTTTGCATGGCTCGGGCTATCCACGGGGTGGATGCGGGGGGCTCGCTGGCTAAACTTGCGGTGCGGTACAGGCTAGGCGAGAAAGGTACCGAAGTAGTCGATGCACTAGGCAAGCGCCGGGCGGATTTCAGCTACGAAAAACTCAAGCAGTACGGCCAGTACTGCATTAACGATGTCGAGCTAACCTACAAACTGTTTAACAAAATGGTGCCGGTGTTCCCCAAGAAAGAACTAAAAATTATCGACATGACGTTGCGCATGTTTACTGAGCCTACTTTGGTTCTTGATGCGCCGAAACTAAAAGCACACTTGCAGACTATACGCGCCAACAAGCAACAGGTTTTGGACAAGTGCGGGCTAGATTTAAAAGGCCTTATGTCCAACAACAAGTTTGCAGAAGCGCTGCGTGGTTTGGGTGTAGAACCCCCGATGAAAACAAGCCCCCGTACCGGCAAAGAAACGTATGCGTTTGCAAAATCTGACCTCGGCCTGAAAGAGCTTGCGGACCACGACGACCCAGATGTTCAAGCACTGGTAGCCGCGCGCACCAAACTAAAAAGCACGCTGGAAGAAACCCGCACGCACCGTTTTCTGGACATAGCCCGTCGTGGCAAGCTGCCGGTGCCGATCAAATACTACGCCGCACATACCGGAAGATGGGGCGGCTGTCTAGTTGCCGATACTGAGGTAACAGTATACAATGAAACTAACGGTGTCGAAACCAAACGTATAGTAGATGTGCTTCTCAGCGACTTGGTATGGGACGGGGAGGAGTTCGTGGAACACGAGGGGGTACAGTTCAGTGGGTACGACGAAGTTATCGAGTGGGACGGGGTTGCCGGAACCGCAGACCACACAGTCTTCACAGAGGCTGGAGAGATCAGTTTATCAGAGGCGATGCAGAGAGCGCACCGAATTGAGGCTGCTAGAAGCCCTACCCAAGACGATGTGGACGCCGCTAGAGAGCACCTTCGTAACCACAAAAGCAAAGATACAGTGTAGGTGCCAGTGCGGGATAGAAAAACTGGTACGGGTACGGGAAATACTTGATGGGAAGTCCACCTGCTGTCGTTCTTGCGCTTGTCGTATTAAGAACGCAAAGATACCGAAAGAACGCCGGGTTGCCATAGCGAAGAAAGCGTCTGTTGCAGCGGTTGAAGCTCTAAAGAAAAAAGAAGACCCGTATTTTTGCAAGTATGGGGAGCAGGCAGTACGGCAAGTGCTTAACCAAGCGGTGGGGGCGAAACAGCGGTGTACAAACCCAAACGACCTTGCGTACCCAAACTATGGGGGGCGCGGTATACAGTTTTGTTTCCCAAGCGTGCGTGCTTACGCGGAGTGGGTGTTAGACAACATAGGAGCGAGACCCAGCAACCAACATTCCATAGACCGAATAGACAACGACCGCCACTACGAACCGGGCAACCTACGTTGGGCGACTAGGGCAGAACAGGCAAGTAATAAGCGGGTGTATAAACGCACTAAGCGCGGGGAAGCAATACGCAGGATAAAACAGAAGCGCCCCGACCTTACTTACGAAACAATACGGGCGTGGTTAGTTCAAGGGCGCACGGAAGAAGAAATACTACAGAGGAGGAAGTATGACCGTTCCAGTATATGACATAATGGGGTGTGGGCCCCGCAAAAGGTTCGTTGCCAATGGGAAGTTGGTGCACAATTCTGACAGTGTAAACCTCCAAAACCTACCAAGTCGCGGGGACAATGCCAAGGTACTCAAATCCTGCATTAAAGCCCCGGAGGGGTATACGATAGTAGAGGCGGATTCTGCCCAGATCGAAGCGCGCGTACTTGCTTGGCTAGCAGAACAGAATGATCTGGTGCGCGCCTTTGAAAACGGGGAAGATGTTTACGTTAAGATGGCCAGTCAGATTTACGATGTGCCCGAAGAAAAAGTAGATAAAAATCAACGCTTTATAGGCAAATCGGCAATCCTCGGGTGTGGCTACGGCATGGGGCACAAGCGGTTCAGGGAACAGTTGGCCAGCTTTGGGGTGGACATAGCGGAACACGAAGCCAAACGTATTATCGAAATCTACCGGGAAACCAACGGTGAGATTACCCAGTTTTGGCGGGATGCCCAGACCACACTACACAGCATGGTGAACGGCGAGACCTACCAGCTAGGCCGGAAAGGGGTGCTGTCTGTAATACACCGGCACAACGCCATACAGTTACCGTCGGGGCTGTTTATTTTTTATCCCAAACTCAAGACGGAAGAAGGGGAAAAGGGGCTGCAGTTTTCGTATTACCAAGCCCGTATGAAATCGTGGAACTACATATACGGCGGGAAGGTTACTGAAAACGTGTCTCAGGGAATTGCCCGGTGTGTCATGGGCGAACAAATGCTTTTAATATCAAAGCGATACCCCATAGCGCTAACAGTGCACGATTCTGTGGTATGCTGTGTACCCAATGCAGAGGTGGCCGAGGCTGCCGACTACATAAACAAATGTATGGGCTGGACCCCCGAATGGGCTTCTGGTCTGCCTGTGCGCGGTGACGTAGAAATCGGTCCTAATTATGGGGAATGTATCGAATGGGAAAAGTGGAAGGAAAACCAACGTGGTCATTCAGCAGCATAAAAATGTTTGACCAATGCCCGAAGAAATACTACCACCTCAAAGTAGCCAAAGACTACAAAGAAGACTTCAACACAGAAGCAATACTGTACGGAAACGAATTTCACGAAGCCGCCGAGAAGTACGTACGTGGTGACGTAGCAGAGCTGGACCCCCGGTTTTCTTTCGCGTTGGACGCGCTGGACCGACTAAAACAAATGCCCGGCAAAAAATTTTGTGAATACAAGATGGGGCTAACAGAAAAACTAGAGCCTTGTGGGTTTTTTGATGACAACGTATGGTTTCGCGGGGTTTCGGATTTAACCATTGTCAACGAAGAAACCGGCGTAGCTAAGGTTATTGATTACAAAACCGGCAAGTCTGCCAAGTACGCGGACACCGGCCAGCTAGAACTTATGGCGCTGGCTACATTCAAGCACTTCCCCGAAGTAAAAGTAGTTAAAGGGGGCTTGTTGTTTGTAGTTTGTAATGCGTTTATCAAAGATACCTACACTATCGACCGCGAGTCGGCGTTGTGGGAAAAGTGGTTGACCGAATACGCCAAGATGGAAAAAGCCTATGAAGTCGACGTATGGAACCCACGCCCGTCTGGTTTGTGTAGAGCACACTGTGTAGTACTTGATTGTCCACACAACGGAAAGAGGTAACCACCAATGCCGTACACAAAAAGCAAGCGCCCGTATAAGCGCGAATACGAACTGCAGAAAAAACGGGGCGAACACGAAGCTCGAATGGAGCGCCAGCGTGCCCGGCGAGCGATGGATAAACGTGGGGTTAACCGGAACGGTAAAGATGTTAGTCACAACAAAGCCTTGAGCAAAGGGGGTAGTAATGCAGACGGAGTAAAGCTGGAATCACCCAGTAAAAACCGTGCGCGTAACTACAAAAAGAAAAAGACTACACCTAAAAAATAGGAGAACAAATGGAAATAATAGACAATCGGGGGCTGCTGCTTAACGTACGCAACCCCGAGAAGATTACTGCGGCTATTCCAACTAGCAAGCAACTAGATCAGCACAAAGTACTCGTCAAGTGGGGTATAGACGAAGCGCGAGTGTTGCGCAATTTAAACATTAAAAACGTACCCTCCCCGATACACGCACAGTACGATTGGCCCGGACAAGTTAAGCCGTTCAAACACCAGAAAACTACGGCGGCGTTTTTTACAATGAATCCCCGCTCGTTTTGTTTTAACGAACAAGGATGTGTAGACAGTGAGACCGAGTATTTGTCCCCCGAGGGATGGGTGAAGATACGTGAATACACAGGAGGGGAAGTTGCCCAATACAATCCGGACACCCGCACCGCAGAGTTTGTTGAGCCCGAAGAGTACGTAAAGCTGCCATGTAAAAATATGGTCCGTATAAAAACGAAATACGGGTTGGACCAATTACTTAGTCCGGAGCATCGAGTACTGCTGGAGGATGGGAAACGGGGTACCGTGCACACCAAAACCGAAACCGTGTCCGCACAAGAACTTATGATGCGCCACGACGCCTACCACAACGGGTTTAAACACAAAGTTGGCGGTACTAAATCTGGAACAAATACCATAGCGTTTTCGGCTGCGACAATACCCACAAATTTTAAACTTGTTGGGGGTACCGGTGTTGCGTTATCCGATCCACAACTTCGATTACAGGTAGCGGTTATCGCCGACGGACACTTTAGTAGCCAAACGAATAGGTGCACCATTCGCTTAAAAAAAGATAGGAAAAAACAAAGGTTGCGAATGTTGCTGACTAATGCAGGAATAGAGTATACCGAAAAACCCTGCAAACCCGAGGGGTTCAGCAGATTCGCTTTTTATGCGCCGTTACGTTGCAAAGAGTTCGACGCCCGTTTCTGGCAAGCCACGATACCACAAAGAGCAATCATAGCCGATGAAGTTCTTCATTGGGATGGGTGCGTCACGCGGGGGGAGCGGTTTAGTACTTCATCAAAAGCGTCGGCCGATTTCGTGCAGTTTGTATTCAACTCGCGTGGCACTAAGAGCGGTGAAACAGCGCGAATATCCTACCGGGAACGTCATGGGTCGACAGAATATACAGTACAAATTCGGCGCAATACCGACCGCTTGTTTTTACGAAGTAGCGGGCCATCCGTGTATCCAGAAAGTTCTACTGACGGTTATAAATACTGTTTTAGGGTACCCAGCACCTATTTGTTGTTTAGGCGTAACGGGTGTGTTTTTGCGTCCGGCAATACAGGGAAAACAATGTCTGCGATTTGGGCGGCAGACTACTTAATGACACAAGGCAAAATACGGCGTGCCTTGATTATATGTCCTTTGTCTATCATGGATTCAGCGTGGCGTGCGGACCTGTTTAAAGTAGCGATGCACCGTACAGTAGATGTGGCACATGGCTCCCGTGAAAAGCGTAAAGAAATAATCGAAGGGGATGCCGAGTTTGTAATCATCAATTACGACGGCGTGGAAATCGTACGGAATGAAATCGCCAACAGTGGGTTTGATCTGTTTATCGTAGACGAAGCGACACACTACAAAAACGCTCAGTCCAATCGCTGGAAAGCCTTAAACTCGTTGCTACGCCCGGAGTCATGGTTGTGGATGATGACGGGTACCCCCGCTGCACAGTCCCCGCTGGATGCTTACGGTTTGGCCAAACTTATTAACAACAAACGCGTACCCAGATTCTTCGGGGCGTTTCGAGACATGGTTATGTACAAGGTAACCCAGTTTAAGTGGGTACCAAAAGAAACCGCAACGGAGATTGTGTTTGATGTACTGCAACCGGCAATCCGGTTTACTAAAGAGCAGTGCATGGACCTGCCCGAGATGACCTATACAAAACGCGACGTAGAGTTAACCCCCCAACAAAAACGCTACTACGAAGCCATACGCAAGCACATGGTGACAGTTGCTGCCGGCGAACAAATAACAGCAGCCAACGCAGCGGTTAACATGAACAAGTTGCTACAAATATCCTGCGGGGCGGTCTACGCCGACAACGGTGAGACAGTAGAGTTTGACATCAAAAAACGCTACCGGGTGCTGAAAGAAGTCATCGACGAATCCAGCCAGAAAGTCCTTATCTTTGTACCGTTCAAACATGCCATAGACATGTTGGCAGAAAAGCTGGATAGCGACAACATAACCAACGCAATTATCCGTGGTGACGTGCCTGCTGCCAAACGCACGGAGATTTTCAACACGTTCCAAACAACCCCAGACCCCCGAGTATTAATTATCCAACCGCAGTCAGCGGCACATGGGGTTACCCTCACTGCAGCGAATACAATCGTGTGGTGGGGCCCGGTATCTTCATTGGAAACTTACGCACAAGCCAACGCCCGAGTACACCGGTCCGGACAAAAGCACCCCTGCACAGTGGTACAGCTAGTAGGTTCGAGCATAGAAAAGCGCATATATAGTATGTTGGATTCCAGAATTGACGTGCATTCAAAAATAGTAGATTTATACCAAGAAATACTTGAAAGTTAATAAAACAGCACTATAATAACCAAAACAACCCGAAACAATCTCATAGGAGAACGTTATGACCGACGCAGAGCAAGTTGGTGTGGATAAACTTGTCGCTACCTATCTCAAAATCCGCGACAAGAAAAACCAAACCGCACGAGAATTAAAAGCGCTTGAAACCGAATACGAGCGGAAACTCGACATTATCCGTAGCGCCTTACTGGAGCATTGTAAGGAAGCGGGTGTTGAGTCCGTCCGTACTGAGGCGGGCACTTTTTATCGTACCGTTTCAAAACGGTTTTCAACAAACGACTGGCACTCAATGAGTCAGTTTATTTTGGAACACGAAGCTGTTGACCTCTTGGAAAAACGTCTGCATCAGACTAATATTAAAACTTTCCTCGAAGAAAACCCGGATTTACTACCTCCCGGTTTGAACGTCACCAGCGAGTATACAGTGAACGTACGGAGGGCAAAGAAGTGATTGATGGGTCAGATTTGGTACGGGTAGAGGAAGTAGCGGAAACTCTGGGAGTTTCTACACGCACAGTCCAACGTTGGGTCCAAGCTGGAGATATACCAAGAAGCACATATCTGAAAGCGGGTACCACTTACCGTTTTGATTTAAAAGCAGTTATTGCCGCATTGCGAGCCAGTAACACAGACAACAGTGCAGAACGCACAGGAGAACATAATGACTGATATTATCCAAGCGCAAAACCTACCGGCCAGCTATCAGGATTTGCTAGCGCAGTTGGAGCCGGAAACCAATTTGACCGGCGGTACCTTCATGTCCAACCGACGCCTCAGTATTCGGGGTGGGGTCTTCCGGAAAGTAGTTAACGGCCAAGAAGTCGGGGAGATTGACGCACGCTCCCTAAAAGTTGTTATTGCAAAGTCTGCCCCGATTTCGCGTATGTACTACAAGGGCACCTACAGCCCCGGTGAAACAAACCCCCCAACATGCTGGGCTACCGACATATCGGTGCAGAAACCTGCAGACGAGGTACCAGAGGAATCCCGCCAAAGCCCCCGCTGTATGGACTGCCCGCAAAACATCAAAGGGTCTGGCCAAGGGGATAGCCGGGCGTGTCGGTACCAGCAGCGTGTCGCAGTTCTTATCGCTGACGAAGACGGGAACATCAAATCAGCGGAACCCTATCTGCTGTCCCTGCCGGCAACCAGCGTGTTTGGTGACGATCAGAAAAAGCGTGGCATGATGGCGTACGCACGGCATCTAAACGCCCACAACACTCCGTTGGCTTCTGTAGTTACAGAAATGTGTTTTGACACCAACAGCTCTACCCCAAAACTGTGGTTTAAAGCAGTACGCCCGCTGACCGAAGAAGAGCTTGGGCTTGCAGTTGAGGTACAACGAAGCCCGGATGCTGCTGAGCTTGTGGCCATTAAAGTTACCAACAGCAAAAAACAAGACGAAGAAGGTGGCGGTGATGAAGAAGAAAAACCTGCGGCACTACCTCCGTTGTTCGCGGACGCGGAGTCCGAAGACGAAGACGAAGACGAAGAAGAAACTGCAGCAGCAGTAGAGGACGCACCGAAAGTCCGTAAATCCAAGAAGAAAGAAGAGAAACCGAAAAACGAAGACTTGGCTAGTCTGCTCGACGAATTTGACGACGAGTAAGTAGTTTTTGTTTTGGCGGGGCACCATACAGGTGCCCCTATTTTTCTGGGTGATAATAAAATGGACGCAAAGCAGTTTTTAACTGCGGTGTTGGGCGATGAAGGTCAATATTGTGCGGTAGGTATTGCCAATGAAAAGGGTGCGCCTGTACTGCATGAGTTCCGCGATACCATAGACGGCATGTTGGTGGCGGCACAGGAGTTCGATAAAAGTGGGCTCAATACGTATTTTGCTGTCAGCACCTTCAACGAAAACCCGCAAACAAAGAAAGACCCCCGTAAATACCGTCGGTTAGCTAGGAACGTACGGCAAATAAAATGTTTCTTCCTCGACGTTGATTGTGGGGAGGATAAGCCTATTCCCGACCAAAAGGCCGGCGTGTTTGCCCTGCATAAGTTTCAAGAGACTTACGGGTTGCCCATGCCGTCGTATGTCGTCAATTCTGGCCGGGGCCTACACGTTTACTGGGTGCTAGACAAGCCCCACTCCCCAGACGATTGGAAACCAGTTGCTGAGAAATTCAAGGCTGCGTGCGCGTCCGCTGGGTTTGATGTCGATACTGCTGTACCTGCGGATGCGGCGCGTGTTCTGCGTGTGCCAAATACACACAACTACAAACCAAACCCCCCAGCCCCCGTGGCTGTAATGGCGGACACCGGCACCCGAGTAACACTGGATGAATTCTCCAATAAGTTCCCGGACATAGCCAAAAGCGAGTCAGACCCCGCGTTGCTTCCCAGAACGTTTTCCGAGCAAGACCGGGAAGACATGCTCGCGGCTATGGGGTTGAAGAACAAAACATTTAAATTCAGCGCTTTGGTACGTAAGATTGTTTCTGGTACTGGATGCAACCAAATTAAGCGGGCTATAGATACTCCCAACGATTTGACGTACAACCAGTGGCTTCATGTCCTGTCTATTGCAAAGTTCTGCGAAGACGGCGACAAAGCGATACATCTTGTATCCTCAAAGTACGACGGTTACAGCGAAGAAGAAACCGAAAAAATAGCGGCGGGTATAGAGAAACCGCACTTCTGCTCCACATTTGCTGACGATTACCCGGAAGGGTGTAAGGGGTGCCCGCACAAGCAGACCAAGATTCGCTCGCCTATATCGTTGTGTGGGGAGTTGAAGCTCGCGCCCGAAGAAGGCAGCGTGGTCGAAGTGGTAGAAGTGGTCGAAGATAAAGAGCCCCTAGCCCCCCCGGCACCCGCCGAATACGAAGTCGATGAAGAACAAGACACCACGTTAGTCGCGCCAACAACAAAGTCATACCATGTACCACCATACCCGAAACCGTACGCACGGGGGGCTAGCGGGGGTGTGTACCATTGCACTAAAGACAAAGACGGGGAGCCAGAAGACATACTTATACACGACAACGACTTGTACATGCTAAGCCGGCTGCGTGACCCCATAGAAGGACCATGCTACTTGATTCGGCACCATACCAAACGAGAAGGTGTGCATGATTTTGTAACCTCTGGCGTTACACTGTCTTCCCCCGAAGAGTTCCGAAAAGAGATGTGCAAAAACGACATTTTTGTCCGTGCTAAGAACGCAGAGAGATTAATGGCATATATGGAAAAGTGGATTAAAGAGCTGCAGCGTACGCAAGACGAAATAAAGGTACGCACCCAATTTGGTTGGACCGAAAACAACCAGTCTTTTGTTGTGGGTGACCGAGAGATA